GCTTCAGCGACCTCTCCGGTAACGATCTGGCTTTTGCCCTCAACCTCATTTCCATAAGGCTGACGCAGGTAAGCCCTTAGAGCATCCTCACGCTGGATCGTTGTTTCGGTTTCTAAATATCCGAGAGCATTGTCAATCTCGGATTCAATGATCGCTTTCAGTTCTTGGCTCATTTGTGCCTTTCGGTGGCCTGCCCATCTTGGGCTTTTGTTCCGATTGTAATGCCTTAATTAAATTTTCAAGCATTTCAATGCGTTGTTCGAGTGCGTCAACACGCTTGGAGGGAACCATATCCCCTTGTTTTAGTAAATACATCAGACGATCCATTTCGGAGGTTTGTTAATAGAAGAACCCCACTTTGAGCTTTCATCAAGCCCAATAGCAAGGTAGCGGAAAGCGTCAGACCCATGACTTGACCAATCATGTAAAGGTCGGTCATAGAACACTTTTCTTTTTTCGTCATACTCACGGCGATAATTTCTCAGGCAATCAAGCCCAACCTTAACAGAAGGCACGTTAAACCAACATCTTGGAAGTAACCTTCTCACGGCTTGAATACCATCATCAACGCTCATTTTCTGAGCAATCTTTATGTTTAGTCCGGCTTCCTGTAAAACCTCTAGTCGGCTTCTACCTGAACCCAACTCCCTCACCTGGACGTCATGCGGCAAGATATGCTCTGCTGATGCCCAACCGTTATCTCTTAGCCAAGTAACGTACTTATCCAGTCCGACACCGTTGTTTTCGTAATAATCAAGTAAGCGAACCTCTGGACCTGCAATCTGAGCTACCCAGATAGCCGTAGAGTCACCCATTCCCAAGTCCCAGGCCGTGATTGTTCGGCAAAGATCATCTCTTGGTATTTCCTGAATGTGGTTCTTTGCTTCCAGGTCGTTAAGTATCTGACCATAGTAAGAACCTTCTACGGCAGCGTTAAACGAACACTCAAATTCCTGAAGATACTTGTCCTCACCCATTTCGGACTTGGCAGCGTCTAATTCAGTCTGAGCGATCACACCTGTCTGGCTTGCTTTAAATTCAAGCAAACCCCATCCATCCTCTGTTTCAGCCCTGTCTCGTAGGTCTTTGAAGTGGTTGTGCCCTTTCGGAGTTCCGATAAAAAGACACCAGCCCAAACGATCAGCTAATGATGGACGAATAATGTCAGTCCAAATCTTTGGGTTTTGGTCACCAATCTCATCAAGAATCACGCCATCAAAGTATTGACCACGCAAAGCCTCTGGATTGTCTGATCCGTAAAGTTGGATTCTTCTTCCCCAAAAATCTACTCTCAACTCAGAGATGTTTTGGGTTCCTCCAAGTGGAGCAGAATACTTTACGAGATAGTCCCATGCAACTCGTTTGGCCTGTCCATAAGTAGGAGCGATATAGGCGTACCTGGGAGCCTCTTTTTGGTTTAAGACCGCATCCTTGATGATGTGGTTTATCGCAGAAACAGTTTTGCCCATCCTGCGATGAGCAACCACGACCGTGAATCTCTTGTTATCAATTAGGTCGTGAATCTGCTCTTGCTGTTCTCTGGGCGTATACGGGATAATTATTTCGCCCATGAAACTTTCAGTTCAATGGGTTTATCAGAGTCGCCAATGTGCTCTGTACGCGCCAACTTTGGAATGTGATACTCAATCGCCCTGAGATAAAGATCAGCAGCCTTACCTGGGTCTGGTCTGTTCCCACCCACTCCAGCAGCTACATCGTCTAGCCACTGCTGAAGTTTGTGAGCGTTTCCATCTGCAAAAGCAGCAATAGCGTCCCTAACCATTCCAGAAGACTTGTTCTGAGAACCCTTTGGTCTTCCTCGACCTCGGTTAGTTAAGTTTGCGGGATTTCCGCTCTCTACTTTATTCATTTCTTACCAATTCCTTACGGCTCGTTGGCGTTGTTAAGATGTTAATAGTTTAACAGGCTTTCATCAAGTTTACGTCTGACTTCTTCATCTGCAAGCAATCCAGCAGGTAAGGCAGCAAACATTTCAGGACCAAACTTTTTGAACAGTTCTTTACGTTCTTCCGGTGTTGAGTAATAGTAAAGGTCTTGTAATCCCTGGCTTTTCAAATAATCAATAGATTGCTGTGGAGCATTCTGAGGAAGAATTGCACCTTTGAACTCACCAACCTGAACGGCTCTTTGTGGCTTGATCTCAAAGTATTCCGTTGGCATCTCACGAACTTTGTTCATAAAAATTTGAACATCAGCCTTCAATGATTGTGGAACGTCTTTGTAAATCTTATCCAAAAGGTTAACGTTTCTTAACTGACCAATCTCATAAAGAGCATCTGGTGCGTCATAGCCATATCCGGCATTGCTTTCTAATTTTCTTAGTCTGCTGGTAATGTCTTCAAATGCATCATTTATTTGTTTTTTTGCTGACTCAAATTGCTCAGGCTTAACAATGGTTTCTCTTGCAGACTTGACTTGGTTTAAAGTTTTGAACTTAGGAGTCGCTACGGCTCGGATGTTTCCAACACCATAGAAAAAGCCCTCTGCACCTGCACCACCCTTCATCTCTTTAACAAGATTTTCTAGTGTTGCTGGCGCATAACGGCGATTCCCTGAATCTGTATAACCTTTGAAGATTCTTTCTTTAATATCAACACCAGCAGCAGGCAAACGTTTGTCAAACTCGTTTACCCACTCAGTGTATTCTTTCCAGTTCTGATCTACTTTTGTGCCGATGTCTCTTGAGAAATCCCATTTGTCTTTAAAATCATTGGGGTCTGCAAGCATACCCTTTTCTTTTAAAAACTTAGCTTTCATTGCGTCATTGAATTGACGATCTTTCCAGTTATCTTTTAGGTTATAAATAGTTCCACTGTTAAGCGAATCTTTTACATCTGAAAATAAATTGTCAAGATTTTTAGATGCCTTTGCATCAAATGTGTATTCAATGCTTGGGGTTCGTGCTGTATAAGCATCAAATCCATAGACAGGATTCTTGGCAGATGGAATTGCCATCTCTTTTGAACCAATCAATGAAATGTCACCAAAGTTCATCATTGGGTTTTCTACGTTTGAAACCGCAATAGATGGAACAGGCATACCTCCAACACTTTCAACTCGCGCAAGTTTTTGAGGAGAAATATTGTGATGGACAATCATTTCCTTACCAGCTTCAACTCCTGGAACAAACGATTGCCTTACTGGTGCTGTCATCCCAACAGGCGCAAAACTCAACAATCCCATGCCCATCTTAGCCAGTTCATTCATGGCTTGAGGGTTAGTTACCCTTGCAGGGTTTGTCGGGTCAGCAAATGCCTGTTTCTGTAAGTCCTGAAATCTTTGGTTTCCTTGCTGGATTCCCAGTAGACCACTCTGAATTGCCGAACCAATACCTTGAACCGCCTGAGTACGGCGAGGGTCTTGTAGCCATTCTAGTAGTCCCATAATCTCACCATTTGACCTTATTTGCCCAGAAAGCCGCACTCATCTTGCCCTTGGCAATGTTCTCGGCATGACGAGCCTTAAACGCTTCGTTACGCTTCGTCCCGTCTGGGCTACCCTTGACACCCTGTTGTCCGAAACGGATCAATTTAACCTCGTCACCAGACTTGGCTAAAACAGCATGGCTTTTCGTTGGGTGATTCGGAGTCTTCTTGGGTTTGTTATACCCTGAAAACTCCTCTGAGCCTCGTTTTATCATGCTCACCTCGGGATAAAGACGTTATCTGAGATCACTCTTTCAGCGAAATAATAACCCCAGTCTTGGATCATTATAGCAATTTCAGCATCTGTCATGCCGTTTTTTCCGAGTCGCTTCTGCTCAATGATGATGACAGGTTTACATCTCTGGATCGTGTGAAAAGCACCCTTCAAAGCGTTTTCCTCAAATCCTTCAACGTCTAATTGGATGAGGTCGCAGTCAATGTTAAGTGAGTCAATCGTCACCATCGGGATACCTGAATCGGACTCCTCGATCTGCATCGCGCCCCAGTTCTCAGCTTCTCCGTCCACAGACTTACAGTAACCCATCCTGTCGCTCAGTCCGGCTTTCGTCATGTTGACGTTTGGCTCGTTTACGTTTCTCAGTAAACATTCCCAATTCAGGTCGTTTGGCTCGAACGTATAAACCTTGTTAAAAAGGCTTGAGTACGCTTTAATCCACACTCCGCAGTTAGCCCCTGCCTGGATGATCGTTCCGCGCTCTGGAACCCATTTAAGCAGTTCTGGCAAGGCTTGAATCTCCCTCGGAATCCACTTCCAAGCCTCTTTATCGTGTTTCGGCCACCACCACCCATCTCTGAGTTCAATCAATTCCGTCATATCCACGGGTTGACCCCCAGAATTGTGTTGCGAAACAGTGTCCATTGCCTTTGTAAATCTTTCCTGAGAAGTGATGTTTTGTAAAGTAATGTGTCGGATAAACAGTTAAGTCATAGCCCGTTTCCCTGAAAACCTCCGTGATGTGAGCAGGTCCGGTTGTCTCCCAGGCTCGTTTATCAATCACCGATGCTTTCTTTTGGAGTCGGTTAATACACTCTCCAAAGAACGGGTTTCCTTTTTCTGATCCCATCACCGATACGTTAATCAACCCAGGACGCATGATTTCCTGTTCCCAATGGGCAAATGCTGCGGGTTTGAGCAACCAATCTTCTAAGGGACTGAGACAGACAGAATCAGCGTCTAACGTGATTCCTCCCTCGTTGTAGAGTATTTCATATCTCATCATGTCAGCGACCCCACAGAGTTCGTGGGCTAACATCGACTGCATATGCTTGGCATTAAACCAAGGTTGTTTTAGTTCTTCATTGCCCCAGATTTTTATCTCGTAATCTGGGTTCAATTCTCTCCATGTCCCGATACATTTATCAGGGCGTTTGGACTCGTCTCCGATCCAAACAAAGTGCAGTTTTTTAGGGATCACTTTTTCTTTGCTAACTTAGTTGCTGTTGCGTACATCACTGATTTAGCGTCTTTTCCGTATGATTTTTTCATTTCAGGCATGGATTTTTTCATGCCTTTAACGATTTTTTCCATTTTTTCTTTTTGAGGTTTACTCAGCTTCATTTTCATCCTCTTTCATTACGGGAGCTTTTTCCCAAGCCTTGCAAACGCGCAAATTATGGCAAATGAACTCGAATTTGTGGCAGTAACCCCGACCACCACCGTCCTTGTCGAACTCGTCTTGTGGGACAACTTCCATCGCTTCCAAAGTCTCAGGAGCGTCATCAAAATATTCACAGTTCGCGCACAAACGGCGTTTTGCTTGATCTGGAGAAATGCGCCAGACATTCGCCAAACCACGCCAATATTCTGTGTTTGCTTCCTGAGTGTTCTCAGGACCGAGCATCTGAGTTTCCATCAGAGTGTCACGGATTTTCTCGTTGGATTCTTTGGTCAATCCTTCGATGACTGGTTTCTCAGCCTCTTGGATTTCAATCACAATCTCCTCTGCGGGAGCGAGTAAGCCAGCCATATAAACCTTTCAAAAAGAAGGGGGACGCATCACCCAACTGGGGAAGGCAACTGCGTGAGAGGAGAACTCGGGCGTCCCAGTCATGTTGATTTTACACCTTTGGTACGGGAATACTAGAGGGCCATTCCCGATTTAAAACAAGAGTCTCCACGGTCTTTTTATGTGCGTTAACCCACATTTCTTTGCGTTGATCCTTTGTTAAGTTCTTTCCTTGATCTATCTCGTAATGATCCCTTTGACAAAGTGCTGCGACATAAATGTCCGATGCCTTCAGGGAACGCCCTTTTCCATGTTCAGACCAGTTTGAGTG